TAACTATTTTATGTATGCTTTTGTACCAACCAGATGCTGTTTGATGTGTACGCAACCTGTTTACTGCGTTAATAGAGATACCAATGTAAAGTAAGTTGTCGTCTTTATCAAAGTGTCTGTACATCTGGTGCAGTCTTCTCAATTTAACAGCTCCTGTTTACCTTACAGTTATCATGAATATTAATTGTTCGTTTCTTTAAATCTTCTGGCAAGTAAATGTAATCTTCTAGCAAACACCTTGTTGCGTTGGCATATGGAATGTTTAGCTCAACATAGAGTTGTGCTTGGTCGCAGCTAGTAAAATGACCAATGTATTTAAAATGCTCCATTTGTGCAGCAACACTTACGACTAATACAAACTCAGCTATCATACTTACTCCTTAGTAACTAATGATTCCGTAAGGTGTCTTTTCTATAATAGTTAGCTCATCTCCATATATAAATGTTTGACCATTATCACTGGGAGTTACTTGCAAACTCTCCTCTCCGTACTGGTCAACAACTACGTTAACATCTTTAGCATTTCTTATAATAACTAACTCTCCATCATCTCCGTAATAATTTACTTGCTCTGCTAAAGCTGATGAAGCACATATCAATAAAAGTAATAATGATTTCATAAATTATACCTCTCCTTTATAATGTATTCTGTAGCTATCTTCATTCATGATTTGAATCTTAATCTTATCCCCGTCTGGTATATAAGTAATGCTATAGGGATAACCTTCAATCATAAATCTTTCAGTCTTTATCTCCGTCTTTTCTTTTTCGTTCATTGGTACAGTATCCTCTCATATTAAATGAACCCATGTAAGACTTGATTCCACACCACCATCCTTCATGATAAAGCCTAGCTTTTTTCTTACATTTATTACATTTAGGGTTATTTACTTTTATCATTTTTGCATAATCCATGATGCTCTTTAAAGTTTTGCCAGTTAAAAGAGCACCACCATAATTTATTTATATCCATAAACATAGCCTCTTCGTTACACTTATGGCAATAGAATGACTCTCCGTAAACCTCTTCAGTCTTCGTCATGCAAAGGGTCTTCTATCCACTCATCTTCTTTTACCTTAGCTTCTAGCACAGCTATTTCTGCTTGATGAACTTTAACCATTTGCTCTATGTACCATTGAGCTTTTCTACAATCTTCAATCTTATCTAAAAGCTTTTCAGATTTTAGTCCTTCTCTGCTAATGTACTTCATAGCGTTACCCTTAAGGTAGCCATAGAACTCAGAATTACTTAGCTTTGCTTGAAGGTACTCAATAGTTTCTATACCACCCTTCTTGTAATGTTCTGGGTTTATTGGGTCACTCATACAACCTCCTCATTAATATTTGTTTTTGCTAATCTATATTGATATAAATCATAGTAATGCTCATACTGTTCATTCATAAGTGTATTAGACTTATAAAATTTCCAGTCTTTCATATCTCGCACATGAACTAACTTACTATGTATTTCAGAACCATCTCCAAAGCTAAATGTCTGACAAATATAATACTCTTCCGTTACCTTTCCTTCAACACAGCCTTGTTCAACCACCTCTAAATGCTTTGTACGATTAGAGTACTCGTAAATATGAAAGTATTGTCCAACTAACTTTTGTGTTTTAAATTCTTGTTTCATTTTTTTACCTCCTTAATGCTAGTGCGAAACGGTATATCTCTTATATCAATACACTCTTTCTTTGTCTTTAAAAAGACATTGCCGTTGGCTTCTATGCTTTCATAAAGATGAAAGTTCTTACCATGACAATGGTAGTTCTTGTGGTGCGGTGCAGTATTGACAGCTATTGCTATCAAGCTACCAAGAAATATTACAACACCTAAAATTCCTAAATTTTTTTTAGTCATTTTCATTAGCTCCTAATCATACATAACTCGTAAGAGTTATTTAGTAAACCTAGTATAATAGAGTCTTGATTAACTAACAAGGACTACTACTATGTGGACAAAACCATCAGCTACTGAAATGCGTTTCGGCTTTGAAGTTACTATGTATGTAATGAATAAGTAATACTTTTAATACACTAACCCTCAAGTTCTCAATGAAATGCCATCAGACCAATTCCAATGACACTTACCTTGAGGGCAGTGTAACCCTTAGTACCTATTAAAAAGGAATATCCTCAGCAACTGCTTCTCTCTTACGTGGTTCAGAAGGTGCTTGATTAACATTCTTTTCATTAACTCTACCACTTAAAAATGCTACACCTGCTTTACTTTCTCTAACCCAAGCAGATAAATTCATTTCCTTACCGCCTTCAAGAGTTATAGTGCCTGTGTAGTCAGGACGTTTTTCATTGTCACCCTTATCATTCTTAAATAAAACAAAACTATTACTGTTATCATATTGCTCAGCCATTACTTTACTCCTTGTAAAAATTTAATAGTATCCTCAACTTCTGTTAAGAACTTCGTTACTTCATCTTCAAGCTGTTTGATATGCTCTTCATCACGCTGGACTCTTCGCACAAACATCTTTAGATTGTCTGGAAAGAATGGTGAATAGCTTACAAAATCACACCAATCCCTCCCAGTACAAGCCATCTGCCACATCATCTGATTCATATAGTGGCTCGGGACTTTCTGTGAAATGAGTGTTGTAGTATGGGTCGTAGTCTTAGGACATTTAATTTCTATAAGACCATCCTTACCTACTAATCCATCAGGACTAGCACCACTCATAGGGATAGTAGGGTGGTCTATCAGACCTGTTTCCTCTACATCAGCGTAGTCAAAAACATACGCATCCCTTGCTTCATCTTCTGTGTCTATGCCATGTTGCATGGCGGCATTGACATACATCTCTTCACGCTTACCTGTTAGTCTTTCAGATATAATCTGCGTTCTATAATTCCTACGGCTTATCGCCTCACCAGACCTACCACTAGCCATGATGTCATTTATTTTGCTAGCAGTTACCTTGCCTAGCCTAGCGGCAAACCATTCCTCGCTACGTTGCTCCATTACTTAGCCTCCCTAACTTTATCAATGAATGGCATACAAAGTTTTCTATCGCCACCACTTAGTGTGTTGAAATACTTTCTAGCCTCATCTATACCTTGCTCATTAAAGATGTTAGTAATGCGTTCTAGCACGTCACCTTCGGGTAAGTCTTCACCTTGAAAGATGTATAAGCCCAGACCATGTAACGCTATGGCTTTAGCAAGACACCTTTGCATAGCTGTATTCAAGTGCATAGCATTAGGGTTCTTAATTGCTTGGTTCTTAAAGTCTAGCACAGGTAGTTGTGCGGTCATGGACTTTCCAAAAGCATGGACTGTACAGAATACCATCATACTTCCATCACTCATAACCATAGGCTCTCCATAACCCCATGTAGCAGACTCATCATGTTGTAGTAATGTGTCTACTGCCCATGCCCATGACAGATAAGTAAACTTACCTTTCTTTTCTGTGTGTTTGCTAACGTCTACCTTTCTTAAGTCTTGGTACTTACTCATCTGGATTCCCCATATATCTCATTAAATTTATTTATCTCAGCGAATAGATTAAACTCACCCCTCGCTGCTTTAGTTAATGCTTGCAGTTGTGTGCGTTTCTCTTCTTTTTCTATCTCTGAATATAGTTCGTGTAGTTGTTCTTGTTGCTCTAGGTCTGCTTGATTAGTATCAAGTATGTATTGGTTGGTTTTCATATAATCTTCCTTCTTCTTAAAGGTTAATAAATGTTTCTAGGTACTACTCTATAGTGTTAATTCTATTTGTCAAGCCTTTTTTTCTTATTCATTAATCTTCTTTCTATCTTCCTGTTTGCCTCATCCCATCCTACTGACTTAAATACCTTACCATCATTAGAGGTAGCTCGGTATTCAAAGTCTTTGCTAAAGGTCAAACTCAATTCTTTTAGGAATTCCTTTATGAGCATTTCGTCTTGCCTCCGTATATTGAAATGTTTTGTTATCAAAATATAAACCCATGCTACCTTCCCACCCTGTACCATGCCTTTGCTTAGTGACCATAACAAAGCAGTCTTTCATACCGTTTACTTCCTCATCATCATCACCCTTATTAATCAGCTCTTCCTTTTTCTTATTACGGAATACCGTTAAGCAATTATCTGCTAAGTTAGTGATGTCAGATGAACCCATAACATCAAACTTACTAGGCGAGCCATACTCGTTAAGCGTCTTACGGCTATGTGCCACCAGGAATACATGAGAACCATTATCCCTAACAAATGTACATAGCTTGTTAATAAAAGCCTTCTGCCCATTGTAGTCATCACCATTTATACCTACCTTCATGAGTGAATCAATAACAAATACCTCAACACCGAGCTTTTTTCTAGCGTAGTGCATGACTGATAGTACTTTTTTAGCAGTCGTTTCACCTTCAGCGTCATAGATAAATAAATTCTCATCTACGCTCTCTACAAAAGTATCTATTGCGTCCTGTGTTGGCATAGCATTGCCAGCCTGTTGTATCATCCTACCTAGCGTAGCTCTTGGTTGCATTTCAAAGCTAGCTATCAAACACTTATGCTCTCTTAGCATATGGTACACAACATAACTTAACCATGCGG